CTTAGTTTTGACGTTCTAAGAACCTATTAGAAGTGATCATCATAGATTTATTAAGGTGCTGGGCAAGTCCAACTTTCAATCATCATATTGTGTTACTGACCAAAGATACAGGCCAACAGCTTTGTTTCGGTTCGTTCTCAATTCCTTCAGAGGGTTGGAAGAGATGTTTCTCCTTTCTCGCAATGTTCCATAGTTCTTCAGCATACTCCTTTTGATACACGGCTTCTGTTGTGTTATGGATAGAAGACAAGCCTTTCGCCAACCACTGTAACAAAGCGAAGAAGTTGAAGGATCCTTCGGATCCTTCGGCCTCCTCGTAGTTATAGCGGCAGAACGGAAGTTCCGCAGATAGTTTTACCATGTACTTCTCTATAGCATCGTAGTGAATCCACTCCTTCTTGCCGCTAAGGCGAGGAGGGAGGTTCCCTTCGTTGTAAAGAGATTTCAAGGAAGTAACTGTTCTGCGGTCGTCGTCACTATAAGGTACTTCAGATCGAAGACCTAGTCCACAACACCATTGAGGTAGAAACCAGGGGCCTTTATAGGTCTTTAGTGTCTCGAAATGGCGGTAAAGGAATAGCTGATTTGCGCGAGATGAGTGTCGCCCGGCTTTATCCAGAAAGGTACGGTGTCTAGCCCCCAGTTCGTAGACTGTTCCACTGTCAGATTCGGCTGCTGTCTCGATACTACGCTTCATACCCTCAACTAAACCTAAGTTTATGTAGGGTATCTCACTAATTAAACTTCCAGAATCCACACGGTACGTGTGAGAATTGATAGAGAAGAAGTTCTCAGAGTCGTAGGTTTTACCCACAGACTCCTCGAACCCCACGGTCTTGCAGACCGCTCTCCAAATCGTAGGGAAGCGAAGATTAGTATAGCGTGTAAGGCAGTCGTCACCATTAATCCAAACAGGACAGTCCCTCAATGTCACGTTACAACTGTGCGAGAGTTCATAAGTGAACCTCATAACGGAAGCGTTGATAAGACAGAGGACGGGGAAAGACGTTATGCTACCCATTAATTGGCCTCGTTGCTGGCTTAATGGCCCCTCAGATGTCGAGTATACATGTCCCGTAAGACTTCTTAAGAGGAGCTTACGAAAGATGTTATGCTTAACACCCGAATTCTCTTCCCACCGATCAATAATAGATTCACCCACACACTCGGAAACCCAAGAGTGCAGGTTATCAGTTGCCGCGGAGTAATCTCCGGAATGGTAACGTTTATGGCCCCTAAAATAACCACCGAATCGCTTATTAACAAGTTCAGTAGTCACCGACTGACCTGTGAGCTCGAAGTTCCAAAAAGTTTGGAGCTGAGACCACATGGCCCGTTGGAGAGGCTTGAGGACGAAATAGAGAAGAGGAGGACCTTTACTAATGCAACGTACCTTTAGCGCTTCCTGTAAACCAACAACCACGACCGTAGGGTCCTCTGCAACAGCGAGAGAGACACAACGCCAATAGAACCTCCTCCAAGAACGGAGGAAGGATGTATCGTCAAACTCGATCCCGATAACAGCTCGACTCTCCTCTATGAGGTAGTCGAAATCGCTATAAAGATCCTCGAAAGAGGGTCTCTTCTCGGGACCATAATAATCTGATACATAACCTCTCAACTTCACCATCTTTTGATGGAAAGTCGGAAAGTTCTTGAGCAGTTCTTGGCGGAGATCGTGTGTGTGAGGGAGTTCATCAAGGAAGCCATAGGTACCTAGGCCTGACCGACTGCAGTGAACATTAGCAGACGGCGAAGGTAGCATGTAGCTGGACAAAGCGTTGAGCGGTAAGTCAAAGTTTCGGAAAACTTCCCGTGTGGTTCGTACCAATTGCCCCTCCATGATCTCACGAGTAACTGTGAAATCTTGAGTGTCGTTTATAGGTTCATCCTGGAAGACTTCTCGGAGGAAACGATCAAACTGAGATTCAGAATCAAATTCTTTCCATTCAAAGCACTCATGTGCTCTGTATGAGTAAGAACCGGTCTGCTGTTCCAATTTGGTCGTCATCGTCCGAGTGTTCTTTTGAACAGACCGATCGACTACACATTTTGGAGGACGAGGCATGCCCTTCTTGGACATTAACACGGAAGTGGCAAAGGACTCATACTCACCGGATCTCTTTAGAACACACATGTAACTGTAAAACCTCCCACCGAACAGAACTTGTTCATGGTGTTGAGGTTTGGAAAGTTGCCAATCTAAGTACTGCACTCCGTTAACGGAGACAGGAACCGACTGGTTGACATGGTAGTAAGTGTCCAACTGAGAAGGTCGCTGAGGGAGAGTCTGATCACCGAAAGCCGCCGCAAAAAACGCAGCATTTTTGTACTTAAAGTAATCGACCCATGCTCCTGTACTGGGAAAAGCTCTAAACAAACCGACCTGGACGCGCGCACAAAGGCCCAAACACCCGAACTCGCTAATCTGATTTTTCAGATACGAGTAGGATGGGACCCCAGTGTACGTGTCTATATTGGTAAGTATGTAGGAGCGACAGAAGTGAGCAGCAACCTCCATAGTCTTGGTAATTGAGGCTATGTATGAGGGTATTTCCGAAGCTTGGAATACGAAACCGTAAACCTGGAAGAGATCCAACCAGGCGAAACAAGCTTTGATGATTGAAATTTCATCTTCAATTGGGCAATCAAGGGTAACCGATTGTTCAATCCCACGGCGCAATAGAGAAAGGGTTGTCAAGCCTTTCTCGTCCTGCGACGCTAAAGAAGATGGGACGAGGGTCCGCGCTGTTCCATTGCGCGACCCTATTTCAGTGTTAACTATTAGACCGGTGCAAAGTCGTTCGTCTGAAATAGAGTTATTATTCTCTGTTTGGGCGACCACGGCTGGAACCACGTGATCGGTGTTCTCATAAAGATGGGT